ATCCAGTGAATCTGTCCTCATCATCTGTTTGATAAGTTAAATCAAAACCTTTAGAACTTAAATTAGGAGTATAATAAGTGTTGTTAGTTGCTTCGTTATCGTAAATCTCTAAACGATAATAAACACTGCTATCACTTGAAAAGCTTAATTCAAATTTTTTCTCTCTTGCCATTAGTAACCTCTTGTTCTGTTTCTATTATTTTTAGCTCTATCACTACTTAATAAAATATCTGATCCTTTTATCGTTCCGAATACTTGAACATTTCCCCCGCCACTTTCTCCAATCATTGATTTAAGTTTATCTAAAGGAGCTATTACTTCTGGATTAGACATTGTTGTTCCTCTTCCCTCTCCTACCATTGCAACAGTAGGACCAGTTGCTAATCCTCCATCAGCTAGACCAATAAATGACATTAAACCAGATGCTCCAGCTTCTGCTGCTAAATCTAAACTTCCAAACCCTAAAGCTCCTAAAATAGCCTTCATTGCTATCATTGCTGCTAGTTGAGCTAGTATTGCTTTTAATGCTTGTTTAGATCCCTCTACAAAAGTTTTGAAAAACCCATCTGAACTCTGTAAAGCTTGAGAAAATACACCTTGTATAGTATTACCAAAAGATGCAAAAGATGAAGTTATTGAATCATTTAAAGAAGCTATATTTTCTGTCTGTAAATTTAATTCTTTTTGTAATTCTACTGCTTGAGAAATTTTATCTAATTCTTCTTGAGTAATAGGAGCTAATAAACTAAATCCTTGTTCTGGAACAACTCTATTATCAAAAGATGTAAAATCTTGTACTATTCCTGATCCTTTTTTCTGACCTCCTCCTCCAGAGCCTAATCTTATTCCCTTATTAAATTTAGATATTAAAGGTAATACTTTATTTAATGAGTTTTTTATTGAAGTTCCAAAGTCATTAAACTCGTTTTCATATTCTTTAGTTTCATCTTTTAAACTTTCTAATCCGTCTGTTATAATATCAAATGGATTATCTAATGGATCTTTTCCTAAAAGCTTTCTTAAATTATTAAATGATTCTAGGATTGTATTAAATGGATTAAGCTCTGCTAAAAATATTAGCATATCAATAAGAGCATTTTTCCACCAGCTAATATCACTAAATTGTTCTTTTAATGCTTCCCAGTTATCAGTAATAAATACAATAGCAGCTGCTAAAGCCGTAACTGCTGCAACAGTTGCTAATACTGGAGCAGATATTCCAGCTATTGCAACGGCAATACTTCCTAAAACTATTAATAATGGTCCTAAAGTTGCAGTTAATAAAGCTATTCCAATAATTATTTCTTGAGTCTTAGAATCTAAATTACTAAAACCATTTAAAAAAGATTTAACTTTATTAGCAATATTTAAAACAATAGGTATTAATTTTTGTCCTATTTCAACTCCTACGTTTTCAAAGTCAGCTTTTAATTGTCTTAATTGATTAGCTAAACTTCCACTTGTTCTAGAAAAGTCTCCTATTGCATTTTTAGATTGTTTAGCTGCTAATTGATATGTCAAAGTTGCCTTTGCAACTCTATCTAATTCTTTAAAAACTAATCCTTGTTCTGATGCAAATGTTTTTAAATCAGCTTCTGTAATTGCAATTCCTAAAGATTTAATGCTTTCTCTTTCTCCTAATAATGCCTTTGTTAATGCTTGACTAGCACCCTCTGCACCCCCACTGAAATTTGTAAATGATGCTAAATCTACAGCTAATTCATTCACTTGTTTACTTAACTCTAAAGCTTCTTCTTGTGTAAAACCAAAACCAGTCAATAAATCGCCAGTATCTCCTAATAATTGCAAAGCTGCTTTACTACTTAATCCAAAATCTTTTTCTAAATTTTTTGCAGTTTCATTAGCTTGAAATGAAATGTCTTTAAATACAGTATTAAATTTGCTTTGAGTTTCGCTAAAGTCACTACCTAATTTTACTGCTGCTGCTCCTAGTCCAATAATTGGCAAAGTTAAATTAGTAGTCATTGTTTGACCAGTTCGCTTCATACTAGCTCCAAACTTTTTAAGACTTCTAGTTGCTTTTTTTAAGCTACTCTGAAACTGCTTATCATTTAAAGATAGTTTTACGCTTAAATTCTTTTCAGCCATTTTTTTTATTTATTAAATCGTATTTTTTAGCTATATACTCAGCTCGCTTTTTTTGTTTCTCAACATCTTTAACCTCTTCTCCTTTCTCCCATTCAAACTTAACTAGTTTTTCTGGAGTTAAATTTTGTCCTTTTTTAGTATGAGGCTGCAACATTAAACAAGCTAACCATCTTACTCTTTCCCATTCCCTCTTTTCTTTAGATTCTATTACGTCATTACGACCTTTTTGTATCAAAAAGAATTCGTGAAATGTTAAATTCCAAAATTCATCTGGTAACAATCCAAGTCCATAACCAACAGACTCTAATGTATCCCAGTCTATTTGTTTGCCGCTTTCTTCTTCTTTGCGGCTTTTACGTTTCCCTCGTTTCCAAGTTTAGCACTAAATTGTGTAGAGAACACTTCTAATACTTTATTTAAAGCATCAAAATCTTCATCTAATAAGTCTGCTACACTTTCAACTGTTAAAGAACATTCTTGTCCGCTTACTCTTGATCCATCTTTAATTCCGTTTAGAATCAAAAAACAAGCATCATCTAAACTCATTGAGTCTCCTAACTTATCTAAATCACTTAAAGCTCTATTTGTATCTTTACAGAACATTCTTAAAGCATTCATTCCAAATCTAACAGGATAATCCTTTCCGTTTATTATAACTATTTCGTACATTTTTATCGTTTTTTTTTATCGTTAACATTTAATTAAAGTTGAAGAGGAGGAGCATTAGCTCCAACCTCGACAACGATAAAATCATTATGACACAGTTAAAGCACCACTTCCCTCTATTGAACAAGAGTAAGTAGGAGCATCTTCTGTTCCTCCAGAAATCTCTAGAGAAGTAATAAAACCACTTCCAGTTACTGTATAACCAGCAGCAGAAGCTAATCCAAAAACAAAAGTTACTGCTGTTCTGTCTAACATTTGTGTGAATAGTTCTTGTACATCAGTATCTCCAGCAACTGCCTCAAAGTCCATAAGACCATCAGCACTTAAAGAGAAGCTTTTAGTACCTCCTAGAAGAGTTCTGTTTCCTAAAGAATCTTTGTTAGTTATGTCTATTGTGTCAACATTAGCTGAAAGTGATACATTTTGAGAATGCATAAGCTTTGTAGCTGCTCCTCCACTAGAAGGAGAGCATTTTAAAATTAGGTCTGTTCCGTTGAAAATTGCCATTTTTTTTTATATTTTAATTAATTAATTATTGATTGTATCTAAAGGAGTATCTTCGTTTTTCTCCTTTTTAGATTGCTTTTTTTTATTATCTATTGCGTCATTATGCTTTAAAAAGTTATAGACTGCTCTAACTACATTATAAGATTCTCCTTCTTCATATTGTACTTCTCTACATTCTATATTCTTTTTAATTTTAACTTTATAAGTATCCATAAATTTATCTATTTATATTAAATCTGTAATCGTGAGCTATTTGATAAATTCCATTTGTTCCGCTTGTATCATCAAAAGACTCAACAGAATTCTCAAAAAATATTTTATCTACTACAACTCCGTCATAAGTACCGCTTACATAATCTAAAGCAGTTCTTACATTAGCTGACAAAGTCATTAATTCACTATATTTAGAATGAACTAAAGTAATCTGAACGCTTACATAATCGTAAGTAGAGACTCCGTTTTTAGTCATATTAGGAATATCGCTAACAACTTGGTAAACTATAAATGGCAATGTTCCGTTTTGCTGATTAATTTTATATCTAGACGGATAAATTCTAATTACTCCACCCTCTGTTACTAATGGAGCAACCGCTGAATCATTACTTAAAATATTATATATAGCTTTTCCTACCTCCATTATTTCTTAAATCGTTTTTCAATCAATCCTTTTAATTGATTAGTTACGTCATTTAATGCTTGTGATCCTTTACTTCTTGCTGCTTGGTCTAACATTCTTAAACCAGCTACACCTCGAAAACCATACTCTAAAAAGTAAAAATAAAAGCCAGTCTTATTTTCATTAGCAAAAGCTCCTTTTACTCTTGGACCTATAAAAACACTAGGAGCAACTCCTCTTCTGTTTTTACCATTTATTACTGCTAAAGACTTTTTTAATTGTCCACTATCTTTAGGAACTAAACCTTTTAATTCTGATAAGATAGGCTTTGCTGCTTTTCTCATTGCTTGTCTTAAAAGAGTTTTGTTTTTAGAATCTGACATATTTAAAGACTCTAAATTTCTAGCTATTTCAGCAAGCTCTTTTTTATTTATTGTTAGTCCTACATTCATTAGGTTGAGAATATATCTTTTAAATCTTTTCTTTCTAAAGTCAAAATCATTTTATCCTTTCTCCCTACTTCTCTTATTCCAGTAATTGCATAAGAAGTATCTCCATTTCTAATATAAAAATCTGGACTTACTCCTATTGAATCTCTATATCTTATTAAACATTCTATAGTTTGCTCTCCTATAAAAACATCAGATTCATAATTAGCCTTACCAGATTTAAAATTAAAATCTCCATAAATAGTTACACTTGTACCACTTCCAGCAATTCGCTCTCCGTAAGCATTAGTAGTATAAACTTGATTTAATAAAGTTAATTTTCTATCTAGCTTTCCAAATATCATAACTCTAAAAATCTGTATGGAGTTAACATATACTCAACCATTAATGGAAGTTCTGTTGCAATAGTACCTGTAACAACATCTTGTCTTTGTTCGTAATATCTTCCAACTATAATTAACATAGCTTGTTTTATAGCATCCTCAACTTCGTTAGCAGTTCTTCCAACTACAAACTCAATATCTACCGCGTTAGGTCTTTCATAAGTATCTGGAAATGATCCAGTATTACTTTGATAAATTCTACCTGGTTTAATTTTATCGTCTAAATCATATTCAGAAGCTGCTAAAGTTTGTAAAGAATTACTAGCATCATAATACTTTATGTGTGTAACACTTTGCACTATTCCCACTTGTAAATCTATGTATGGAGGAAAAACATCAAAGTAAAGATTAAAAGTTTGAGTCATCAATCTTCTTCTTGTGAACTCCTCTACTTGATTTGTAGCAACTCCAATCAATGCAGTTATATAATCATTGTCATCATCATAATCTGAATCTACTCTTAAATGTTGTTTAGCTTCAGCTAAAGATATAGCAGTTCCAGTTGGAGCAGTTTTTAAAACTAACTTTCCGTAATTAACGTAACTATCAAGATTTAAGTAATTATATATCATTATAAAAAGTAAAAAAAGGAGAGAGCGATTAAACTCTCTCCAATTAAAAATTATGCATTGTCAATCTTAACGAATGCAG